TTCATGTCTACTATCTCAGCAGCTTTCTGTTTGATGCCTTGTTGTATACTATCTTTGGCATCTGTTAATTTACCAGACTCTATCTGGTCTACTATATCTTTGCTTATATCTAACATTAGAATTCATCTCCTTCGTCTTCTCCGCCACCCTCGTTTTCGATTTGTGCCATTACGGCATTTATCTCATCGTCACTCATGTGTAATACATTTCTAAAAACATATTCTTTAGAGAAGTATGTTCCAACATAAGACTCTGCTTGTGAGAGTAAGTCAAACCTTTCTCTCATAATCTCTCCCTCTTTTAATTCGCTGAAGTGATTATCTGTCGCAAAATCATAATGTATAAAATCCTTAAATGCATCGAACTCTTCTCCAGAGACGATGTTTTTAAGAACCAATTGTGTTCTTAAAATATCTGTAAACACCTTTGCAAACTTCATTTGAAGTCTTTGGACAAACTTGTTAAATTTAAGTTCATCTCTAGATATTTCAGATGCTCTGCCCATATTGAAACCATTATCGGCCTCTAATCTTGAACTAGGCACATTCAGAGAACGATATAGTTTCTTTTTAAAGTATTCTATATCTTCTATCTCTGCAAGATTCTGACCACCTGGAAGAGTTGTAATCTCTGTTCCTCGACCACCCTCTCTTCGTGGTAACCAAAAATCTTCTAACATAGACATATGGCGTCTATCATCTTTGATTTCGCCTGTGTCTGCGTTATAAACAAGTTTATTTCTATACTTGTTCATGACATCGGCAAGATACTGTTCTGCCTTTGCCTTTGGTAAGTTACCTACATCTATATAAAAGATTCTTCTTTCTGGTGCTCTAGATATTCTGTAGATCACCAGTGCATCTTCCATCATTGATAACTGATTTGCAGTCTTCAATGCTTTGTGTAGATAACCTATGACTACATTCTTAGTGTAGTCTAACATACCAGAAGTTGTATAACTAATAGCTTCTGGTGCTATCTTGGCAGATTGTCCTTCGTTCGCACTGCCTTTTAAAAATCCTTTGTCGTTGAAGACATAAAATTCTTCAACTTTCTTTATTATGTCGATATTAGTTTTAGGGTCTTTATCCTTTTCAACATTTCTGACCTTTTTGATTTTCATCGGGTCAATGTTTCTAAGATCGACTAAACCTTGTTGTGGTCTACCGTTGTCGACAATTTTGTGGAAGTAGATTCTTCCATCTACATACCATTTTCTGAATAGTTCATGTGCGTTTTGATGAAACTTCATCAAAGAAAGGATAGTTTTGAACTCGTCATGCATCTTTTGTTTGATGCTGTCTGACAGTTCGATGTCTGCTAAATCAAGTGAGACAATTCTATCCTTGGTATCTGAAACTATACATTCATTTACTATATCATCGATAGCAATATCACACTCAGGTACTAAAGATGTCTCACGATATCTATTAATGAGTTGAACCTCATTCTTGATACCGCCCTCCATATCAACATAGGAACCATATGCCCCACCTGATATGAAACCACCTGGCGATTGTTGTATGACGGGAGTTCCGTCATCTTCTACAGGTGGAACAAAAGAAGCCTGTGACTTCTTTTGAACATCCTTTACTCGTAATTCTTCTTTCTTACGAGTTATTTCAAACCCAAAAATTTCCATAATAATATTTATAACACCCTTTTAGAGGTGTTATTCACTAATTTAAACGACTCTGTTCCAGTGTGAGTATTGGAATTCAACATCAAATGTCTCCAATGCATCGACTGTCTCGTAAGATAAGTCAATCGCACCAATACTGGTCGGAAACATGTTAAAGAATTCGTATCTCGCAAGAACGGTATCGTCTTTGTTTAATTGTTCGACAAATGCTCTGTCTACTAAGTAGTCTAATGATGTGATACCCTCTCCAGAATCAAGTTCTTGAATATCTGTTTGCCATGCTTCTAAAGCACTTCTGCTTGAGAATTCAACATCATTAATGATTGTCACTGTCCAAGGTTCAAAGGTTCTGTCTCCTGCTAGTTTAAGAGTATGTCCTCTGAACTGTTGTTCTACAACACCTACGGTAGCGGCTGGTATTTGCGCTGACTGGCATAAGAATTCAATCTTGTTGCCAGACCTTGGTATAAAAACTCTGAAACGGTTTGCTCTAGGGCCACCGCCGAGTAATTGTGCTTTAAATTGGTCTATACTTGCCATTGTGCTTTACTCCTTAAACTGCTCCGTATATTTCGTCAAACTCTACGCCACTTCTAGTTGCGACAAAGTTTAGTGTTATAAAGTTAATTGATCTTGCAGGTTTCACAAAGATAGAACATACAAATTCGTTTCTATCTATGACTGAATCAGTGTTGTTTGTTTCGTCACAAACTACTGAGAAATCTATAAGACCTCTTCTATTTTTTACATCTCTTAGGAAAGGTTCTACAGCAGCTCTAAATGATGCTCTTGTGAATGCATCGTTGTATTCAAAGAGTTGTGCTTTAGCAGCTGTTGATATTGCTTTCTCTAAGACAATGAACAATCTTCTTACATTGATTCTATCGAACGCACTTGGTGAAGTTAATCCTGTTTTGTCACCGAATAACACGGTACCTTGACCTGGGAAAGTCACTATTGGATTAATTCTTGCACGGTATAAATCATCTCTACTTGCTTTCTTAGGGTTAAATGCAAGTTTAGTGATACCGATGTATTGTCCTCTACTGAAACCAGCAGGTGAGAACCAAGGGTCTTGAAGTAAATCACTTCGTGCCATTACACCAGCTGTGTGTGCGTTTCCTGGAATATAACAATATTTGTCATTGTATTTTTCGTATTGATATATCCAACCACTGTCAATCACTAAGTATGAACTTGATGTGACTGATGCAAAGTCGTTTATAACATTACTTGCTTGTGTTGATTCAGATGAAACATTGACCACTGATGCTCTTCTTGGTGAAGCGACAACTAACATATCTTTTCTTGCCTCTGCAATAACAATAGCGTTATTGACTAGGCTGTTATGATCTGCTAGTAAGTCTTGGTCTACTCCTGAACCATTGTCTGTTCTTGTTGAACCTACTATCAAGAAGGAAGCATTAAACAATTCGTTATCTTGAAAATGTTTTTCCCAAGCAGATATCTTTTGTGATGCTGTTGGTTGTCTTCCGTTTTGTCCGCCTGATAGTGAACTGTTTTCTGGTAATGCAGGTCTACTGAATGCTGAACTTACTGCTTGTGCTAGTGTTCTTGTTTCTGTTGCACTCCCTAACATTGCTGTTGAGTGACCTGACCAGTAAACATAATTTGATTTTCTTTCGATTACATCTTTATAGTAATTACTATTACCAATGCTGTCTTTAGCGTCTGAAGCTAGGGATACGAAACCGAATGTTTCTAAAACCTCGTTTTTTGTTCCTGTAATAAGTCCATCTTCATCTACGACTACTATGTGTATTTCGTCATTAGCTGCGCCTTTAGAAGCTGCATTTGCAGAAGTTGCTGGAGCTTTATCAAATAAATCAAAGAACTCCCAATTTCTGGATACTGCCTCGTTGTCTACTACTGCTGATGTAAGTCCTGTGCCTGCTGGCTGACCTATTGCAGTTATAGTTAGAGCTGCGCCACTAATAGCGTCTACACGATATAGTGTATCGTGGTTTGCAAACTTAATGATGTCTCTAACTAAGTAAGCGTTTCCAGCATCAACTGTGACTGATGTCGAACCAGCTGCGTGACCAGAACCGTTATTAATTAGATTTCCTGCACCACTGTAAGCTAATGTAGATGCACATACTGAAACTTTGAGTGAGTTTCCTAATGCGCCAGCATATTTTGATACAAACTTACCAACTGTGCCTGCTTGAGCACCGCCTTTGAATGTATTGACATAATCATCTGCGTTTTTTAGTAAAGTTGAAGAGTTACCGCCTGCGTTAGCACTGAATAAGTTAGTTGTAGCTAATCTAACAACACTTAAACTAGAGCCGTATCTCAAAAAAGATTCTGCTGAATAGAAGTCTTCTGCACCAGCGTCTGTATTAGCTGGTTGGTAAAACTCATCAACTAACCCTTGACCGTCTGAAACTGTTTTTACTTCATCAACAGGTCCCCATTGAAATACACCAGCGAAAGCGCCTCGTGTAGAGGAAACTGCTGGTACCACATTCGATAAGTCGATCTCCTTGACTTGAACGCCTGGTGAAACTTGAAATGCCATGTTTTTCTCCTGTTAATGTAAAATTGTTTACACTTTTATTTATATTATTATTTAGTCTAACAGAGATTTAGAGAACCATCTATCACCGTCTTTATCAACGAATGACTCGTTCTCTCCCTGTTGAGCGCCAAATATTCCTGCTGGTAACATATCGTCTTCGATCATCTTCTGTTGTTCTGCATACAACAAATCTTTAACAGCAGTGTCCGTTAAGTTTGTAAAAAAGTCTGTTGTGACAAACCATGAAAAAAGAACACAATTCATTACCATGTCGTCATGATAACCTCTATCTGCCTCAAATGAATTACCTTTATTTACAAAAGTCATCATCTCAGTAATAGTTGGTCTATCTATAACAGCTAATCTGTTTTCTTCCATTAGTTCTTTTAAAGTTGAACAACCTACTCTTTTTATTTTTCTACTCATTGTGATACCAATATCTGTCGATTTTGTCATGCCTTGCACGAAAACATTTGGATATTCGATATCATAATGTAGTTGTGTTGCGACCATAGAACCCTCTGCATTGTTTTCTATTATGACTAGTGATTCATTATATGGTCTACAATACTTATTTATTAAATCTGGAAAGAGCATAGGCGATATCATGTTGTCTCTAAATGTGCAAACCTGTTTAAAAGGTTTTGAAGTCACATCGAAGATACTAAAAGTAGAATAGTCTATACCTCTTCCTTGCGATACATCGACTGTTGTGATGTATGTATGACCCATTATAGGTCTTTCATAAACAGAAACATTGTCTTTACGCCAATCGGGGTCTATCGCCCTTAGACCTAATAATGTATCTGCATTGATTAGAGTATTACCAGTTCCTAAGAAACTATTACCATACTCTTGTTCAAACTGTGCCTCTGATGTATTCGCAATGGTCATCTTCTTCCATTCTTCATCACGACCTGGCACATCAAACCAGCTTATTAAGAAACTCTTATATTCAGAATTACCATGCACCGCACTTTCATATATCTTGTGGAACATATTACCAACACCATTTGCAGTAGATGTAATGATAACTTTAGAATCTTTACCAGATGTGATTACAGGATATGTTGCAGTATAGAATGTCTCTGCATCTTCTACGAATGCAAACTCATCAAGATACAACATGTTAATTGACATACCACGAATCGAACTTGA